TACTCGACGCCATAGCGAACGAGCCAACATTCTCCTGTCCGATCATAACGAAGTCGGCCAGCATTGAGGTAGCCACGGTTTTATTCATTCTATTGATGATCGCATTGGTGTCGAAGTTTCGACGGCCCATGGTCGTCATTAGCTCGACCTTGAATAGCTGATTCCCTTTGTCGTCAAACATAGCGGGAAGAACAAGGCCAGCCTGTGAGTCGTTACGGATATTGGCTATCATCGTCTCTACAGCGGCACGCGTCTGCTTTTCCGCAGCGGTCGCACCGTCACGTAGAATCGAAGGTGGAACATAGGCGACCGGGATTCCGTTCAGGTCACGCTCGATACCTATACCTTCGATCTCTTCCATTCTCTTCTTGAAGTACCACGGACGGTAGGCGTTACGCATAATCGAACGCCCTTCAGGGTTGTCCTTCCATACGGATGTACGGAACAATACACCCTTAGAAAGTGGGATGTATCTTTGCTTGTAATCCGGCGCTGGGCGCTGATATAGCCCCATGATTTCGCCGCTTTCAGAGAATTCCCACTTGTCGAGGGAGTCCTGCGAACGGATGCCGAATTTGCTCCACCCGAACTTGCTATCGTTATGCAATGAGTTCTTGCTAGTTGGGCCTCTATTGCCGTCCCTGATTTTGTATACGACCTCAAAGTACGCCCAACCGAAGACGACCATAGACATTGCGTCGGCTATGAACTCACGCCAAGGTCTATCCATGTCGTCCATGCAAGTTTGCAGAAACTTAGCATCAGCCTCATACTCCACACCATCTTCGTAAGGCTCCACAGCCCAGCGCGCCTGTCGCACAAGGTTCAGTAGCGCCATGAGCACGGCCCCGATAATGGGGTCATTGTCGCGCATCTCCCTGTACCGCTTGATCGCATACGCACCCTGCAAGTCGGTAAGGAACTCTTCCTGTATATAGCCAGAACTACGGTTGAGGCCCGAAAGACCAATCTCACGGAACTCGTTGCGCGGTCTGCCCTTCGTCACTTCCATCAATTCAAATTCTGCCATTATCCTATTCTCCATTGCGATTGCTTACCGAGCAGGATAGGCACAGCGTCACCAGAGTAGCGTTGTCTTCTTGTCCAAAGCGCCGTTGCCATCGCAAGCGCATCCACACAGTCATCGTGGACTCCCTTGGGGGCGGCATACAGGACTCGATCACTATTGGCTACCACTTGGTACTCAAATGCCTCCAACTCATCTACAATCGGACCATCAGGAAATGTTATTTCTCGGTTCTGGATTGCCACAGCAAGCCCCAACATAATGTCCTGCTTAGACCTCCAACCACCGAACACGTACCCAGTAAAGTTAGTATTGCCCTGCGCTCTCAGCCTTTCAAGAAGCTGATCGCCAGAACCCGTGGAATCAATCATCGCAGGTGTGCCTTGTGTGAAGGCAACCATTTTCGGGATTGTCTCTTCCCAATTGTTCTGGAACCTATGGAACCGGCACGTATGTCCTTGGCGGTCCAGCCCAATACCCACGGTGTAGTTGTTGTACTTTGCGACATCCCAACCGAAAGCAACTGGCGGATTGTCTGTCATTGGGGCGATACACGCACCAATGGCGGTAATACCGAACGGGTTGCCACCGTCATCGCCGGGTTCAGCTAGGTACAACTCCCTGAACACCAATTCAGGGTAAATCATCTTCGCGTTTTCGATCTCTTCGTATTCGATCACGCCAGCTTCAGCAGCGTCATACGCCGTGATCTTGACGTAGTGCATGTCGGGGTGATCCCCGCCCTGTGCTAGTCTGGCGATCTTGTACATCCAGTTGGCGCGGCCTTTTACGTTACCGATAATGCGAACTGGACCTTTTGTCGCGGTAAGAGTAGAGCGTAGCGCGTGCCAAGAGTCATCCTTGCAACGCGTAGCCTCGTCCACCACACAGGCGTATACATCTTCACCATACAGCGAGTCGGGCTTGTCTGCCGACTTGAACCAGATGTAAGCGCCATTCCAAAGCTTAATGAACTTACGTGACTCGTTAGCCACGAACTTGTCCTGCGGCAAAGCCTGTTTCATACGGCGGAACGCAATGTCGGCCTGATCCGATACAGGGGCTACCCACCAGAAGTTCCGGTTCTCCGCACCGTACAGGATAGCCTGTTCCGCGATCCAGACGATACAGCCGTGGGTTTTGCCAGACTTCGTACTAGCCTCAATGACGCCGTACCTTGCACTGTTGAAGATCCCCTCCAACTGAAGGTCCGTCATCTCTGATCGTACATAACCGATTTCGTTTTCAGGCGTATCCCAAAAGATCGTCACATTTTCGTGTTTTGGGAATTTCGTCTGACGTTCTGTTTGTACAGTCATTGGCGCAATATAGCTAATCTATTCAGGTTCCACAATTTCGTAATCGGCGTCTTGCGTTGCGCCATTACCGTTTTTCAGTTTTTTGAGTTCAGAACCGCCCATGTTCAGCGTGAAGACTTGCTTATCGTCATTGTTACTGATTAAGCTGACACTACGCTTCAGAGAGAACTCATCTGGATACAGGCGTTCCAACAGCCAAGCGTTCGCTTGCCATTTACCGGCGTCTGAGCCAGCTTCTTCAATTCTGTCGAGTAGGGTCTGTTTTCTTTCAAGTTGGGCTTGTTCGTACATACCGATGAACCAGAGGTACTCTTGGTCGTTCGGGGTAAGTTGGATTCCTGTATCTACGGCATCTCTGGCGGCTAGTCCTTTGTCTATCCAATCATACAGCGTGCGGCGGGAGATGCCGCCAGCTTGTGCGGCCATTGTCGTGGTATTACCCTTACGTATGGCCGTGATGACGAATTCCGCCCGTTCTCTGTCTTTAACGAGTATCGGGACTTTGCCTTGGAAGTCAGACATTTGCTTTCCACGTAAACGTGGTATCGCCAAATGTCGCGTAATGTCCGTCTTGCGTTGACCCGCATGTTGTATAGTACGGATACCACGGGTTATACGGGATATACTGCCAGTACGGACGGGAGTAGTAATCCAGCACCCTGCCGCAACAGGGACATCTCGGTGGGTCACAGATTGGGCAACAGCCGGAGCAACCGGAGTAGTTACACGAAACCTGTACGTTGGGGGCGTGCGTATCGCCACCGATGGTGAAATTACCGCTGGGCGCGGTATGCGCGTGATAATCGTTACAACTCATTGTACAATCCTTATTTTGGGCACAAAAAAAAGGGCTAAGGCGAAATCGCCCTAACCCCAAGACTCCCCGGCTGGATTCGAACCAGCGTAGCGTGGGTTGCAACCACGTACCTGTCCTCTCGGCCACAAGGAGATAAAGGGCGGGGTGGGGATCGAACCCACTTTGTCAGGTTCAAAGCCTAACGTGTTAACCATTACACCACCCGCCAATGTATACCCACTGTAGGAATCGAACCTACGCTCATCGGGTGTAAACCGAACGCTCTCGACCACTGAGCTAAGCGGGCATGATCCATTTGCGCCACCAAGTTCTGAGACTTGTTTTACGCGAACGGAACCTTCTTCGTCTGAAAAGCGACATATATTATCCAATTGGTGTGGTCGGGATCGAACCGACAGTCTTTCGGTTAAGAGCCGAGTGCTTTGCCACTTAAGCTTCACACCAGCGTTGCTACAAGAGGAAGGTAAGGGGATCGAACCCTTACACGGGATCACCGCATCGCCGGGTTCAAACCGGGTAAGCACGCCAGCCTTGCGACCTTCCGTATGTGTGGTGATGGATTTGAACCACCGCTCCCTATGGAGTCGCCGGGGTTACAGCCCGGAGCCTTACCTGACTCGGCCAACCACACGTAAACGGCGTATGGGATTCGAACCCATGTTCTCCACCTTGAGAGGGTGGCGGTTTAACCGCTAACCTAACACCGCATAATAGCCCCACGGAGACTTGAACTCCGTTCAGCAGGGTGAAAACCTGCTATGTTAACCCATACACTATGGGGCCACCTACTATTTGTTAACCAGTGTATCCCTGTGCAACGAAATACTGTTCCACTAGACCACTAAGGTCGTCGTGACACACAACTTCAATTCTCTCAAGCGCGTCACCATCGAGTCGGATCGCCTCTCCGTGCTTCTCAAACGTCCAGCGTGCGCTAAGGTACTGATCGCCAGCGCCCCACGCAGTAGGAGTGGCGTCATAGCAAACTCTTCGCCAATCGCCATTCGTCTTAACAGCAACACCGTCAGTCAGGTCGGCAACTTCCAATGCGCCCTGATACACCTTCAAGGTGATACCGTTGGTCAAACCACTAGAGATGTCGCCATAGTCCTCGGCGGTAGCGAACAAATCTCTCACGCTCACCAAGAGTCGCGTTACGAACAACGTTTCTCCTGCGGCTGGCTCAAGACTAAATACAAACGGCGTGATAATGGTGTTTGTGCCCGAACCGTCATCCGTAAATGGGACCGTTGCGCCACCTCGCGTCAGCGAGAGGTCGAAAGTACCGGCGGCTACTGTCGGCCCGATGTAGTAATCGGTCAATACAGCAAGCTCGGCGGGCAATGAGGCGCTTGTGGTGAAGGTGAACGGTCCATCACCCGTAACGAATCCGTGTGTTGCCAAGTTAACAAGGTCTGTTCCGTTGGTGAACGTAACCACGCTATCAGCGTACAGTCCGTTCGCATTCTTTTCGCCAGAGCCGTCGCCCCGACTGTCAAGATGTCTAGTGAAAATCATTGGATCTCCAACGTTAATGTTGTGCCCAATTTAACGAACAAACGCCCAGCTAGCAACCTGAAAGGAAACGGAGGGATTCGAACCCTCGGGCCGCTCTCGCGGCTTCTTGGTTAGCAACCAAGTGCCTTTAACCACTCAGCCACGTTTCCGTAAACGCGAGAGGGTGAAGCACGACTTCACATAACCCCGCCGGGTGCTTTACTTTAAGCTACCGCCCGCGTTTGAAAGACGCTGTTGGATTTGCACCAACAATCTTCTGGTTCAGAGCCAGATGCGTTGCTGTTACGCTAAGCGTCTGTGGCTCGGCTGTTGGATTTGCACCAACCGGGGTAGCTAAGCCCTACACTATATCACCGAGAAAGCGACTAGCGGGCATCGAACCCGCGACCTCAACGTTGGCAACGTTGCGCTCTGCCATCTGAGCTACAGCCGCATTAAGAGCAACCTGTGGGAGTCGAACCCACACCCTTTGGTTGGAAGCCAAATATGCTATCCATTAACACCAAGGTCACTTAAGAGGCCCGAGCAGGATTCGAACCCGCATCAATCCACTTACCCTTCGATCTGGTTCGTAGCCAGAGGGGATACCGAGCCGTGTTTAGAGAACTTCGACGCTACTTGGCCTTGTCCGGTTCTCTTCGTTCACCTTCATCACTCTATCGGTGTTGGACATTGCCTTCACCGTATGCAAACAGCTTGGACAGCCGCAGTCCTTGGCAAGCTTCTGCTTCAGGTCACGCTGTCTCTTGTAAAGGAGCGGCCAATCAACTTTACATCTCAAAGCGTCTGCCTCCGTTTAAGTAGGCCCACTAGGATTCGAACCTAGACTGAACGGGTTAAAAGCCCGATGTGCTATCCATTGACACTATGGACCCAAGTTATACTACACAGTTGCCCGTATCTGATAACTACGTTGTATAATCGCCGCTCTGGGAATCGAACCCAGCATCTCCGAGATATAAGCTCGGTGCCTTAACCACTTGGCTAAGCGGCAGTTATTCTACCCACTCGGGCTGTCGTCCGCAAGTGGCCGGATCAGCCTCGTTCTCCTTAACCACCTTCATACAGTCTTCCCAAGCCCAGTATGCACGCCGCATCGCCTTTTCGTCGTTACAGCGTTCCATGCGTTGTTCGGTGGTGAAGTCTTGGTGTTTGTACTGCATACAGGAGTCAAACTTCTGGTCATTGACCGTGACTCGCTGTAGATCGACCATTTGGACAACCGCCGCCTTGGTCGGTGCCGCCTCTTGTGCGACTAAGCCTTTTACATACGTATCTGCGGTCCATCCCAAAAACGCGACGGTGGGGATAATAAACCACTTCCACGTAGCGACTTCTCTGAGTTTAATCATATCAGGTGGGTGGGAATCGAACCCACTTCTCGGGGGCCACAACCCCGCGCTCTAACCCTGTAAGCTACCTACCTAGTGTTGCTCGGACGCGCTTTACTTTAAGCTACTGGACTGCATCGCCGCCAGATGGGTAACGCTCCCAAATCTCGTCCTGTAAAGCCCCGGAAGGAATCGAACCTTCATCCGTACAGTTTAGAAGACTGTTGCCTAATCCATTCGGCCACGGAGCCAAAATTCTGCCGGACGTTTTGCCGTTAAACTATGTGACACCCGAAGGTGCCCCAGAGGGATTCGAACCCCCATCTCCCGACTTTAATATCGCTGGTGGGACTTGAACCCACACCCCCTCTCAGGGAACGGAATTTGAACCCGTCGCGTATGCCGTTTCCGCCACAGCGATCTAGGGAGGTTTAGTTTTTGTTTCACTGAGGAACCTACCTCAAAACCTCAGTGGCCTAGGCTCGATAGCCCAAACCAAGTGACAAGAGTAGGGATCGAACCTACGGCACGGGGAGCTTCAATCCCCTGCTCTACCAACTGAGCTATCTTGCCAGACACCGAATCAAGGAATCGAACCTTGCAAGGCATGTTTTGGAGACACGCCTGTTGCCCAGAACATCCGGCATATAGCGGTGTCGGGAATCGCACCCGAAACTTAAGGTCATGAACCTTACGTGATGGCTAT